GGTAAAAGTGGCGAGGCAAGAGCTTATCGACATGACGGGGGATATGGCATGAGCAGAGAAGCCATTGAAGAAGCGATAGAGGTGCTGGAGGATGCAAGCGCAGAGATGCTGATGGAAACAGGCGATAAAAATTACTACGTCGAAGCCATTGCCGTTTTACGCCAAGCACTTGTCGATGCCGACGACACATCACAAGAACGTGTTGATGAAATCGTAAAAGATGAACATGAGCCAGTGGCGTGGGCCAATTCATTCGACCTGCAAAACTTTGACATGAAAGTGCGGACAGGTCCTGACCTGCACCACACAGTGCCTCTCTACACCGCACCACCAAAACGTGAATGGGTTGGGCTGACGGATGAGCAGATTGAAGACGTGTTCTTTGGCATGGGGCAGTTTGCAAAAGTGGACCTCAAACAATTCGCCCGCGCCATCGAAGCCAAACTAAAGGAAAAAAACACATGAGCCAGCAGGATTCTTTATGTCCAAAGTGCGGTCTGCTCTCGTGGAGCGGTCATCGCTGTGCGGCAAGCCTTGAAGGAGAAGAACACATGAGCAGAAAAGCTATGAAGCTAGCGCTTGAGGCGTTGGAAAAGCAACACAACTGGATGGTTGCGAACGGGGGTACGTTTGCGGTTCTTTCACTAAAAGCAATATCAGCACTACGCCGAGCACTGGAGAAACCCAAATACCGCCGAGGTGACAGGCTCTTGTGCCTAGAGACCGAAGAGTACTGCATCATCCACATTAGTGGGACGGATCGCCAGTATGTGAAATTCCCCGATGGGCATGTCGGTCAGTACACGAACCAGCAGGTGGCTGACCATTTTGAACTGCTACCGAAAAAGGCTGATGAATGGGTTGGGCTGACGGATGAGGAAGTTGAAGATATTTATTTTGATAAGTTCAGTATGAGCGAATTAGTAGGCTTTGCTAGATCTATTGAGCAAGCCTTAAAAGATAAGAACGGCGGTGAATATCGTAACAAGGCTACGACTGAAAGAACCAAGCTAAATCAGGAGAACACATGAGCGGCGATCACAATATGCACCAAAAGTCGCGACAGGAACGCGATCCTGCTGGGTTAGATCAACACGCACCAGGCGCAAAGCTAGACGCAGGCAAGATTAGGCCGACGTTGATCTTTAACTCAATGCACAGGGCTTTACGAGCGGTTATCGACGTGGGCGAATACGGCGCGAAGAAATACACGGTTGATGGCTGGCAGTTTGTCGATGCCGGATTCTTGCGCTATACCGAGGCCATGTACCGACATTTGCTAGCAGAGAACGACCTTATGTACGACGAGGCGACCGACTTGCTACACGCAGCGCATGTGGCTTGGAACGCTTTAGCTAGGCTAGAAATACTTTTAAGAGAGATCGAAGCAGGGGAGAAACAATGAGCACGGCAATCATGGAACAGGCTTTGAAAGCCTTAGACGCTGGCGACATCGACGAAGCCAAGCAGATTTTGCGCGAGTCAATCTTGCCCGACATTCATTTTGTAAGCGACACTGACAGGCAATACTATCGGTATCTTAAGAGTCGTGCTGCATGGGTTACTGGAGAGGCGGTAAGCAAGCGGTTCCAGGTTACCAAGAGCGCAGCTCACGCCCGCTTAAAACGCATGGTCGAGCGTAATCTGTTGTTCACAGAGAAGCGATTGATCAAGTCAAAATGGGTGCTGTACTTTTGCACAGGCGACGTAAGACAGCGCGAGGCTTACAAGCCACAGCTAGAGGCTTCGCAGAAGTTTTTAGACTGGATCGAGGCTCAGGGCCGAGAGGTTACAAAGCAGCAGATTGCAGACGGTTGCAATGTCAGCTATGGGAGCTTAACGCCACACATTAAGTTGCTTCTGGATAAGGGTTTGATCATCGAGACGATTGTGAGCAACAAGCGAACAGGCGGACTCAAGAAGCTCTATCTTGCGAAGAAGGCGACAAGCTACTCGTTTAATAATCCGTTTAATCTGAGGGTGGCGTGAAAACTTACAAGGCCGGAAACGCTATCTGGCGCACCGCTGCCGAGCAGGAACCTCCGTTAGGCGTAAAGATTTTGCTACTTAATCCTGGCGGTGTTTGCGTCATTGGCACATGGAGCGACTGGGCGATTGCTTGGGCTCCGTTGCCGAAGGTGCCGGATCACATCAAGGGGATGCTATGAACATCAACGAGATTGCAGCAAGAGCCGTTACGGATGACGTGATTGACCAGGCCAGACTATCGAGCGCATTAGAGGAACGAGCGCTGGCGATCATTAACCAATCTATCGAGCTGCACAAGCGGTCTATTGAGCTGCGCTTGCAAGCCGAGGAAATCTTAAAAGAGATTCGGTACGGGCTATGAAGAAGAAGCGAGCCATGAAAGCGATTACCGAGGACTGGACGGACCAAGAGGAAGAAGAGCTTGCTTTTATCACTCGATTACAGGCTATGAAAAAAGGGGGGGTGGGTATGCCGGACACATCAGAAAAAAAACAAGGGGCACTCTGTAAAAAAGCGATGCAACACGCCTTGGTCGTGATTAGGCGAAGCGATCAGGTTCGAACGGTTAGCGATCTTGCTAACAAGAGCCTGGCGATTGACTTGCTCGAGCACGCGCTTGCTTCTTGCGATTCTTGCAAGCTCGGGCATAATGAAGGCTGACTCCTCAAGTTGGTTTATCCCGCCCAGCGCGGGATTTTTTTTTGGGCTATCCTCAACATGGTCGGAAAATTTACGAGGGCTTATGGATATTCTTACGCCAGACGATCAGCTTAAGATCGGCAGGGCTAGCACTGAGATCATGCAACTGGCGCGAGAGCTACAAAAGGAATGCTCACCTTGTGATCCAGATCGTAGGCGACTCCAGCACTTAGCCTGCTACCTTATGGACAATGCTTCGCGCGTGATGTCGATCGCAGTAAAAGAGGGTAGGGGGTAGGGTATGCGGATTGCAAAAAAAAATGGAGGGGCCTTGTGTTAGAAATTCTCGGCAAGGTTTTCTTGGCTGCGCTTTGGTTCGGCGCTTTCGCCGTCGGCGCTGCGCTCGGTGTCTGCATTGGGATTGTTTACGTTGTCTGCTGGATCGTTAGCCTTCCGATTGTTTACCTTCGTGAAAGGTTGCGATGATGCGACAAGCCACGACCGGCGAGACGCGAACGGAAAGGATACGAGGTCGAGACCTGCAACGTCTGCGCTCTTACTGGTTCCAGGCTAAGCCACTCTGCGTTATTTGCGAGCGAGCAAACCGAGTAAGACTAGCTACCGAGCTCGATCACATCCTGCCGTTGCACAAGGGCGGAACCAACGACGATGCGAACCTGCAAGGGCTTTGCACTGCCTGTCATGCCGATAAGACGCGCAATGATTTAGGCTGGAAGGATAAGCCGACTATCGGGCTTGATGGTTGGCCCGTGGAGCGCGAGAAACAGAAAAGGAAAGCGTAGACATGCCAGACGGAAAAAAAACGGCTAAAAACCGCTTACGGCTTGCCTAAAAAGGCATTTTTTAAGGGGTCTAGGGCGGTGGTAAATGGCTCTGAGGGCCTTAAAAAGGCTTGTAGGGGGTGGAAAAAAAGTCTAGGATGAATTTAGGCGAAAACCGCCGTGGCCCCTCTTTTTTTGCGTGTCCTGCAAAAACCGGCTAAGGTGTTGTAACCCCGCGACAGAGAGAAATCATGAAGCACAAAGCAAACACGACATCAGCGCAGATTCGAGCGATGGTCAATGCGTCGGCACCTATTGCTGAGCCACCATCGTTCATAAGGTTGCGCGACTGCGATCAACCTTTTTGGAAGTCTATCATGCACTCGCGCACTCGTGACGAGTGGACGGAAAATGATTTGGTTGCAGCTGCACAGTTAGCGCGTTGCCAAGCCGACATCGAGCGCGAAAGTGAAATGCTGGATGCTGAGGGTTCAGTCGTGGACAACCGAGCCAATGCAAGGCTTGCCATTATTGAGATGCTTTGCAAGCGTGAGTTAGCGATCATGCGAGCCCTTCGCATTGGAGGTACTGCTGCTGGTGAGCGCAAGGATGATCTTGTAAAGGCTCGCAAGATACAGAGGCAGGCTGAGAAGGCATTGTCTGAATTATCGGATGACGAATTGCTAGCAACATGAGGCGCAAAAAACTGACTCGCGGCGAGCGGGTCTGCGCCTTCATTGAACGCTATTGCATAGTGCCCGAAGGGGATTTGCTTGGTAAGCCTATCAAGCTAGAGCCCTTTCAAAAGCGATTCATTCTCGACATTTACGACAACCCATCGGGAACCAGGCGCGGTTACCTTTCTATTGCTCGCAAAAACTCTAAGACTGCGACTATTGCTTGCATCTTGCTCGCTCACATTGCCGGACCTGAGGCAGTGCTTAACAGCCGGATTATTAGCGGCGCTATGAGCAAAGAGCAGGCAGCAGAGGTTTACAACTATGCAAGCAAGATGGTTAGCCTCTCTAGCGAGCTTTCCAAAGTCATTAAGACTGTGCCAAGCAAGAAGATGCTCATCGGCATGGTTCGGAATGTTGAGTATCAAGCAGTCAGTGCTGAAGGCAAGACTGCACACGGCAAGAGCCCTATCCTTGCAATCCTTGATGAGGTTGGACAGGTCAGAGGTCCGCATTCTGAGTTTATCGACGCGATTGTTACCAGTCAGGGGGCTTATGACAATGCTTTGCTGCTGGCTATTTCTACGCAAGCGGCAAACGATGGCGATTTGTTCTCGATATGGCTAGACGATGCTATACAGAGCAAGGATTCGAGAATTGTCTGCCATCTGTACGCTGCGCCAGCATCATGCGAGCTGCAAGACCGCGAGGCGTGGAGGGCTGCAAATCCTGCGCTTGGCAAGTTTCGATCATTGCGAGATGTTGAGGAGCAGGCAGACAGGGCAAGCCGTATGCCGAGCTTTGAGCCTACCTTCCGCAATTTGATCCTAAATCAGCGGGTAGAGATGGTCAGCCCGTTCATATCCAAAAAGATATGGGAGATCAACGGCGGAGAGGTCGATCACACGGCCTTTTACGACAATCCGGTTTATGCGGGCTTGGACCTATCAGGCAAGAACGACTTAACGAGCATGGTCCTGATTTGCAAGCCTAAAGACAAATGGCTTGTCTGGCCTTTTTTCTGGACACCGGAGAAAGGCTTATCGGATCGCGCAAGAGCTGATCGCGCACCTTATGACGTGTGGGCTAAAGAAGGCTTTATCAAGACAACGCCAGGGGCAAGCATCGATTACGAGACGGTTGCCAAGGACATTGCAGAGATACTCGGCGATGTTTCTATCGAGTCTGTGGCCTTTGATCGCTGGCGAATTGACCTTTTAATCAAGGAATTCAACGAAATAGGCGTAAAATTGCCGTTAATCCCGTTTGGTCAGGGCTTTAGGGACATGGCACCAGCGATTGATGCGCTTGAAACGGCTCTACTTAACGAACAAGTTTCACACGCTGCAAACCCTGTTTTGACGATGTGCATGGCTAATTCGAGGGTCGAAAAGGATGCGGCGGGTAACAGAAAATTGAATAAAGCACGAGCAACTGGCAGAATAGACGGCGCGGTTGCGCTTTGTATGGCCTTTGGCATCGTTTCGAAGCAAAACGACGAAGAAGAAGGCGATTTCGAAGGGTTTTTAGACACACCTCTTGCACTGGCGTAAACAATGGCGACACTTTTTCAGAGCTTGCGACGCTGGTTCGGTAACGTAGGATCGACCGGACAGCAAGAGGGTATCCAATACGGCGAGCCCTTCACCAAAGTTTATGACATCAACAAGGATTACGGGATCGACGGAGCCCTGCAAGTCTCAGCGGTTTGGGCTTGCGTTGAGCTGCTTTCCGACAATATCGCTTCTTTACCCTTATTTGTCTACGAACGCGAGCCAGGTGCGGACGGTCACAAAAACTTAGCCAGAGGCACAGAGCTTTGGAAGCTACTCCACGACAATCCTAACCGCCGAAACACTCCGATGGAGTTTTGGCAGTTCATGACGCTAAACTTTATCTTGCGTGGCAACGCTTATGCTCGCGTAGTTCGTAATGCAGCAGGTGAAGCAATTGAATTGCTACCGCTTAGCAGCGATCAGGTCGAAGTTGAGGTCGATTCAACCGGCAAAGTCATTTACAAGTACAGTTTTGAGGGCAAGATCATCGTTTACGACGAGCGATCAATCCTGCATTGGAAGGACAAGGGCAACGGCATTTACGGCATGAGCCGCTTGGACTACATGCG